TATGAATAAATACGATATAGATAATAATTTACATATTAATATTAATACTGGGATTGAGTTTACAAGGGTAGCACTCGAACTTTGCTATCCTATACAGTCCATAATTAAAGAGTTGAGAGAGCCAACAGAGTATAATATTAAGTTAGAAAATTTGAGAATTGCAGATAAAACAGTAAGGGGCTATGCTTTACTAACAGATATTGACGCTATTGAGAAAGCTGTAACAAGTAGAGGTACAGACGAAAACAGATATACAGCTGATAAACTTATAAGAATATTAAGCAAGTATACAGATTATTAACAGGAGGTTTTAAATTATGTATAAAAGAATGGCAAAGGCTAATAGCTATGATGGAACACGAAAGTTAACAGATATTAAAGGAATAGTAATACATTGGACTTCAGGAAGTTTTGACACGGCAAAAAACAACGTAGATTTTTTTGCAACGTTAAATACACGTTATGCGGGAGCACACTATTTCACCGATAAAAAAGGTTATGCAGGTCGTTCGCTACCACTTAAATACATTGCAAACTCAGTTGGTGCTGGAGTAATGGGTGACTGTGGAAAGAAGTATTATAATATTCTTAATAATACAAATACAGTATCAATTGAACTTTGTTCGTCAACTTATAAAGAGCCTTATAATAAAAAGCAAATAAAACGAACTAAAAAATTAATTAAATACATTAGACGTAAATGTCCTAACATTAAATACATAGCTAGGCATTACGACATAAACGGAAAGTGCTGTCCAGCTACTTTAATTAAACCATCACGTTGGAAACAGTTTATTAAAGATGTAGGGTGTACAGATTTAAAGTATACTTTATAAAAAATTTAACCCTGACTAAATATTTAGTCAGGGTATTTTTATCTCATTCTTGGAAAAACAAAAGGGCAAAATCTTTGGTTGTATCTGAATTGAATTGGTGGTATTGGTTCAGGCAAAGGCGGGTTGCTCAAATCTGCTCTTGCATAATACTGCCATTTATCAGCATAATAACTTCGAATACTGATTTGTTCGGAAGGCGGTAAGGTATCGTTGTGAGCTCCTACTAACTTTGTTGCTCCTGATGAATCGCTTTCGAAAACAACTTCCGTGTGACCCTCTCCGTCAATATTATAGAATAATATATCACCTTTTATTAAGTCCGCTTTAGACTTAAATTTTTTTACTTTAAATCCTAAGTTTTCAAGTTCGGATTTTTGATTTGCAGTTGTAAATTGAGTGCTTAAATCATACCCCCCACCATTATGCAATCCAAATGAAACAAAACTGCTGCAATCAAAGTAATACCCGTCATACGTCCACGGAACCCCGTGACCTGCTCCTAACTTGTATAAATATTTATTATTGTTGGCTATATTTTCGCACCATTTTATAAATCCATTTATACTTGTATCGTCATCAACTAAATTAAAATCAAGTATATTATTCCATTCTTTACTTCCTATATGTCCTACATTATCTCCGTTGTATCGTTTTAAGATGTTTGCTTGCGACTGGTCGGCGGGTCGCTCGTAATTTTTCAGCCACGCCCCTGTTAAATAAAGTATGCTTTCTGTACTTTTAATAAATTCTTTAAAAGTGATAGGATAGTCGCTTGTATTAATCCATTGGAGATTGCTTTTTGCTTCATAGTCAATGACTGACAGTTGGGTGAACATAGTACTATAAGTATTATATCTCCCGATTGCTTTTGCTCTTTTTTGCAGATTGCTTTTTGGCGTCCACTGTACTAACCCATAGCCTGACCCCCCTACTTCATTAAGCATAGGGTTTACAGTAGATTCTGCGGATATGTTTCCAAGAATGGCACATATTGCATTATTGCTCCACCCCAAATCGCTTAACTGTTTGCAGTATTTAAGCACACATTGGGCATTAAATTTTTGTTGTTTTTCAGTTAGGTAACTACTACTTGCGTAGTAGCTCCCTGACTTATCCTTGTATATCTTAGCCATATTATTACCTCGCTATCTATGATTAGCTTCTTTATATTCGTTATACTTATATACATAGTCTATTGAATGCCATATGGTGGTTCCATTATCAAACATCTGTTTAATTACATTCATAGCGTCCTGCGGAATGTTACCAATTAAGTTAACCCCACTTGTTTTAATGTAATTCCAGTAAGGTCGACTGTCGAACTTAGGAACTTTTATTTGATTGATTTTGTATCCGAACATTGAAAAATAATCGTCAATCATCTTACAGTTTTCTGCGGTAATCGTTACAGTTTGTGCTTTAAATCCTATTTGTCCGACTGTAATATTTGCAACTCCTGTAAAAGCTCCGTGGGGTACATCTGCCTTACTTTCTTGGTCTTTTAGTGCTGAATCCATAGCATTTTTTTGGTTGTAATAATTTATGCCAGTATCAACTGCCCCAGTAACAGAACTAACAGCACTGCCAACGTTTCCACTTGCAAGTCCTCCAAGGAATCCCGCCCAGTTTTTAATGAATCCGATTTTAGTGTTATTCTCCAAGGTTGAATACTGATTTGATATGCTGTTTTGGTTAGCAGCCATATAACTTGCAAAACTGTTGGTAACAAAAGGAAGCTCAACATTAGTTTGCCCCTGAATTGAGTAATCAAGATTTTTTATAACTCCGTCGTATTCATTTAAATATCCGAAGCTAGTGTTTGCTTCTACACAAGGGAAGTAATAATAAAAGTCAATCTTGCTTTTATCGTTGGAAAGTTCAAACTGCCCTTTCATCGAATTACCATTATTGTTTGTAAAATTAGCAAAGCAATATGGATAAGTGAAGCACTTGTTATTTATGGGTTTATATCCATCAATTTTATCAGGTCGTTTAACTGGATATTTTAACATTTCAGCTGGATTTTTATTTATTCCTACATAATTAATGGGGTCACCAGTGTCCTCGAAGTAAGCTGTTTCCTTAATGCTGTCGGGGATTGCCGCTTTTGGAACCATATACAACCCGCTAACTCCGTCTAACTTGTTTTTAAGTGTAAGCATACGTATTAACACATTCATTACTTCCAAATCATCCGAAAAAATAATGCTAGTACTGTATTCATATTTAGACGGTTGACAAGTATTTGATATTGCTGTTCCTCCTGAATGACCTGTCTGTAATACTCCTGAAGTGTCAGTACAGGACAAACAAAAATACATTCCCTTATCGTCTCCATTCAGCACTACCGATTCTTTGATTTTATACTCATCAATCGGTAACCCCTCATCAATGATGTACGCTCCGTATGTGTCTACTGGAACGTGTTCACGTTCCACAAAGGAATCCTGAAAAGTTATTCTATGGCAGTATGTCTGCCAATAATCGTATTCATAATGCAATATACAAGTAGTAAGATTGCTTTTCCATTCTACACTTGTAATGAATATAAAGTATGTCTTGTTTGCTTCTTCTATCATTCCATAGTTGTATTTATTACCGTGATAGTAATTTATATCCAATCTTATTGTTTTTTCAGATTTATTACAACTTGCCAAATTAGTTTTAATCACATCTTTGTATGAGTTGAAAGCCTTTTTTTGCTCTGCTTCTGTACTGTAATAAACCTGATTTGCATAATCATTTATCGGAAAGTTCTTAAAAAGTGTTAAATTCATCATATTATCACCTCACTTTAATATAGAACTGAACTAAAAAGATGTTCGCTCTCTATCCAGTCCATATACATATTCATTACATTAGTAGTCAATTCGAGATATTTGTGTAAAAGTTCTATGGCGTTCCCCTCATAGCCATTAGACACTTCATTATATAATGATGTATTATTTCCGTTTTCTTTAGCGGCATCTGAAATACTACTACGGCTTTTAGTATCTCCGTTGCTATCGTCAATCATTGTACTTTTATTTGTTCCCTGACTGTTGTTAGCGTCGGTAATAAAGTTGCTTTCTGTACTAAAAAGATTAGCTATATTAACAGAGTTCGCTGGGGTATCGCTATGCAAAGTAAAATCCTTATTATCAGAACTACTTTTACTTTTACTGTGATTTTTTGAATTGCTCTGGCTTAAAGAACTACTATTACTGCTTCGATCAACATTATGCGAAGTATTAGTATTTGAATAACTTTCCCTATGATACGTATTGAGGGGATTTAATTCGTTTGCCTTAACTGTAACAAATCTGACAGCCCTATCCTGATACTTTTTCAACATCTTTCTAAATGCAATTTTAAAATCTAAAAAGGTATCAAAATTCAACTCCCTATCGAAGAAAGTATCACAGAAAAACTCTATGAACTTATTCCATTCGTTGGAATCATCTGTATAAAAGTATTTCTTTTCAGAATCTAAAAATTTTTTAACTTTTTCATATACATTTTCGTAATTAAAATTCGTATCATACATATTTACAAGGTCAATTAGCTTTAAAGTATAATTCGGGTTATTCTTGTACATTAGTCTCCGCTCCTTTCTCAAAGTCAAAGATACCGTTAATTGTATCTATGATTTTATCGTCAACGTCAACTTTCCAATCCGTTCCAAACTTTTCGTTAACGTTCGTTATAAACTCTTTTCTATTCTGAATCCTATTAGAAAGTAAAGTATTCTTAATATCGTCGTTGCTACTAATTTCGCTAGTGATTAATCTTTCTTTTTTATTTGGATTTACTAAACTTGAAAGTCCTGTTACTGTCAAAAACTCATTTAAAACGTCCCTAAGTCCGTCATAATAACTACTAATTGTTTCCGGAGTTGAAAAACTCAAGGTTTTAAAATTTGTGTCAGGTCTGTTCAGCGATACAGTTACAGGATTTCCAACTGTATGATTATTGAACTGGGTTAGAACTTCATTTAGACTATTTTTGTCAGGAACTTCAAGCAAAGCTGACTTTCTACTTAATATGATAGCGTTGTCAATACTTACTTTAAGTTCTGCTATGCATTGAGCGTACTGCCAAGCTAGTACACTATCACTAACGCTTGTAATATTATAATTATATCCAATTACTGCATTCTCTTTAGTAACTTGCTTTTCTGTTCCGTCGGGCATTATTGCCATAAAAGTGCTATATTCATTCCAAGCGTTAAGTCTGCCAGTAGGGTTAGTAGGAGCAACTATAAGATTATCAGTTGAATCCTTAAAAGCACAAACGTAAGCAGAATTAAAAAAACTTTGGTCGATTCTACGTCTCAATACACTATTAACATTTTCATAATCAAATATTCCAGTTAAGATATTTGAAAGTACGCCATACCAAATATACTTCCAACGCTCTTTATCATATAATGCCTGTTCTGTTCCGTTAGTTGGTTGAAGAACGAAAAACAAAAGGTCATTTATTTTCATATTTTATATTCCTTTCTAAAATTAATAGGCTACTACTATGAAGTAGTAGCCTGATTTTGTTACTGTAAGATTTCAAAGTAAAATTCTACGTTCATTATATCAGTTCCAACTGACAAGTTAAAGTTTGAAAGATATGTACTATCAAAAATAAAGTGTAATTTATAATTTGAATCGTCAGACGTTGAATCTGCGAAAAATAGTCCATAAGGAGCGTCTATTACTAAGTTAGAACTAAATAGCGAACTAATAATATTAATTCTAACAGAATCTATATTTGTTATTTCAGATTTTGGGATATTTACATAAATATCACCGTGAATATTATTAATATAATTTCTATCTGATACTTCAACATAATTAATAGCAAAGTTATTATTATCAGTTCCTGCATTTTTTGTTAAAGTTGCCGTAGCTTTATATTTTTTCTGTTTTTTTGTCTGATACGTGAGAGAACCACTATCGCCGATTTGATAATATCTTAATAAGTTAGAATCGTTTTCGACTTTGCTTACTCGATTTTTTAAAACTGATATGTCAGTTGTGTTACTTTCAATATCAGTTTCATTTTTTGTAATTTTTCTTACAAGCGTAGCGTCTGCCTGATATAAATCTGTAAATTTATTATCGTGTTCAGCTAATTTACTATTAATAGTATCAACATTACCATTAATGGTTTCAATATCACTTGTATGTTCTGTGACCTGTGAAGATATAGTTCCAAACGCTGTATCTATCTTGTTACAATTAACGTTAGGCACTCCATAGCTGGGATAATCAGTTCCTTCCCATAAAGTTAATTTTAAATTTTTTGTTTTTGTCATTTTTAAAACTCCTTTCTAATCCATAAAATATATCTGCTTTTTAGGAAAGTCATTTAAATTTATAGCTTTTCTCAAACCATAAGGCAGAGAATTATAAGAAAAGTATGAGGATTCTGAATATTTATCATTACCTCTCCTAAAGATTTTATATTGTGAAAGTAATATGTTACTAATGTTAAAAAGTATGCTATCCATAGTAAACTCTAATCCTGAATAACTTCCCAGTTCATTATTAGTATTATGATGTATAGCATAATCAATTGAATCCCAATCCAAATTATAAGCAATGGCATTATATGAGTTATCAACACCGTTCTTGTTGTATACATATAATGTAGCCTTAACTGTTCCAGCTCCATTTGTAATTACAACATCATTATACATATCTGTAAAGTTTGATAACTTGAACCAAATTCCGGATCCAGCAACTTTAATATCTGCTGTTTTTCCATTTACTGTTATTGTTCCAAAATCAGCATCTGCGAATGATACATATATTCCTACTACACCATCATATTCCTGTATATTAACGACTTCCTGAATTGCTCCCGATTCAACAACCTTATAAGTATTACTGTATACAGGAATTGTTGACGGTATAAAGTTTTTTTCTTCCCAATTAATTTTTGCTGCTTCTGTAAGTAAAGTATAACTATATGAACGTAATCTACTTATTATCTCGTTAATATCTTCCCAAGTAAAGCTAAATCCTGACTTTTGAACAATTCGCATAATATCTCGCATACATTCTTCATTTGTTTTTAGATTTCCGTCTACTGGCGAAAAACTTGCAATGCTTTTACTTGCTAATTCTTCTAACTTCTGATTTAATTCAGCTATTAGAGTTTTAACAGCTAATATGTGCTTATCAGTGTAATCTCTGTCGCTTTTACTTGTATTGCTAATTAGTGTTTTAAGTTCAGCTTTAGCTTCGTTCAATAATCTTTGGAATAATCTACCTAATTCATCAATTTGGGATTGTAAGTTAGTATTTATAGTATTAACATAATTTCTTTCATTTGTGATTGCTTCATTAATGTATCTAGTTAAATCATTATCCAAAGTTTTTAATTTAGCTTCGATTTCAGTTGACAGTACAGATATTTTATTATCAACATAGCCTTGATAATCACTTTCCCAGTTCGATACGTATTCAGTAACTTCATTCATCTTAGTAATTAACTGATGAATTATCTGTTGGGTTGATAATGCGTTATCAACAGATAAATTCTGACTAAACATAAAAGGCAAAAGTCTATTCATTATATCTTCTCCTCTCTTTAAGATTTTAGGTAGTAGGAAAAAATCCTACTACCTTTATAATTTTTATTCTGTAACTACTGCATTTCTTTCAATTAGATTATTGAAATAATCATCAGGTACATCTGATTTCTGCACTTCGTGAACTAAAGCGTTAACGCAGAAGAACGGAGAAGTGCTTAATGTCTGCCAGATATGTAAGTATCTATTATAAGCTCTTGCTGTTGGCAAGTCATTACCATTTACTTCATTGTCAGGGTCATCAATTACCCTAAAAAAGTTCTTGTCGCAAATAACAGCGTCAATTGCATAATACTTTTCGGAACCTGTTTCGCCTGTTTTAATGTAACCCAGTCCGTCAACCTCTGTTACATTATCAACGTTGAATGCTAATTCATCTTTGTTAAATGCACTCGCTAAAGTTGATACTGATAATTTATTTTTGATTTTATAAGGTAAAATTAAAGCTGTATCATCTTTTGAGCAAACTGGTAAAATCTTAGTTGTTGGATTTTTAGCACCCCAAGGTGAATTGCTTGCATTTCTAAAGTTAAATGAACTTGCAACATCCTTAACTACTTCGATAAAGTCGTTGCCGCTTGACTGGTCAGTTACTTCTGTAATCTCGATAGTTTTAATACCGTCATTCTGCACTGCTGACTGAATTAATTTAAGCATTAATTCGTATTCTTCTTGATAATTAGACTGATATAATGTTTCTGTTAAGTCGTTAACGAACTTTTCTAAATCTTCCCAAGACTGCATAGCAAGTTTCAGTTCTTTATCTGAAAAAGTTAACGGAAAAACTCTCTGTCGGTTAAGTCTATGGAAGCACTCAGCATATTCCTGCGGATAGAGTTTAAACATCTTTGCCACTCCGTCAGTCGTAAATTCGTAGTTAAATCCTGTAACTAACCCTTTCGCAATTTCTCTGGTATCAATTCCTAATCCCTTGCCACCTCTCTTAAATTTAGATAATGGGTTTTCAAATTTAGAAATTCTATTAATAATGGTTTCACCGATAACATTAATAAGACCTTTAGCGAATTCATTCTTCACAGTTGAATATTGTAAAATCGGATTTGATAATGTAACAATGGGGTCACCGTCCTGTAATTCAGTTACTTTTGTCTGATAATCGGCACTAGCGTTCTGCCTAATATAGTTTGCAATTTTAATTAAATCCATTTTTTATACTTCCTTTCTTCTAATAATAAATATCCTCGATTTTTATTTCTTCGCAGGTTTCTGATTCATCTTTTCGTGAATCGTCAACAACAACTGGTATCATAGCCAAAAGCTCCAAATTTTTTGTTTTTAGGCTGTTAACTGATTCCTGTAAATCTTCTTTTTCTTTTTCCAATCGTTCTTTTTCTTTTAAAACTTCGTCAACCTCAATTATTGCTTCTGCAATGTCTGTGGTGATTTCATCAATAGATTCGAACTGCTTGTTTGCTAAATCGTGAATTTTCATTCTGTATCAATCTCCTTTCCTATTTTTTCAAAAAACTTGCTGATTTTTTTAGGGAATACGTTAGGGTTCATTTTTCCCAAATTTTCAATTATTGAAATGCACTCCATAATTATAAGATATGCACATACAATTTTGAAAATTGAAAATCCCACATTGATTTCTAGCATATCCATTGAGTGTTCTGCATATGCCGAAAAAATAACAGCTATGACCTCTGCAATCTTATGAAGTCCACCTTGTCGCATTTTTGTAGAATTCAGCGACTTTGTAAGGATTGAAAAAACAACTCCTGTAATTACGTCAATTATTATTCCTGAAAAAACAGCCAATCCATAATATAGCATATTCTGTTGCTCCTTTCTTATAGGATAATACTACACTAGCATACTACTTACTTCTTGTCAACTTTTCGTTAAAACAATATTTAATTTTTTCTTTTTTCTTTTTTCTTTGTTTGGGTTGTTTTTTTCCCAACACTGCAAGTCTAAATTGTTCTAATTTTTTATAATTTTCGTCCATATTTAAAACCTCTTTCATTCAATAATTTATAAGTGTCAATATCACCATATATAATTGGTTGATTTTTCAGCAAAGATAAATCTAATATAGGATTGTGATTGCGAATATCTGTATCGCATAATTTATACTTTGGTAAATCTTCTCCCAAGTCGATTGATAATCCATAATCTGTAAAACGGTCTGACCGAACAAAGTATAGTCTATTATTATATATATCTTGTATGATATTAAACTCGTATGAATCAAATTTATATTCATTACCTACTTTTTTAAAAGTTCTTGTATCATCTACAGACATCACTATTCTATATAAGGGCTGATAGTGTTCTCTGAATAAGTCTATATCATCTAATACTTGTAGCAGCCAATCATCGCTTGATATTACCTCACTCGGCAGTTCAAAAAATTCCAAGCCTGTAACCTGTTCGTTGCCTTTGATTCTTAATAGTTTCGGAATGTCATTAATATCCTTAGTAATTCTTTCTCCGTATTCAACTCCAATTACAGCAGGATTCTCATACTCCCCACTCGCCATATATGTATAAGTATGACCCTCTTCCAATCCGAAAGCATTAATACCAAACAAGGTAAAGTATGGATTTATAGGACTTAGAATATTACCAATAAAATAAACGTGTACATCATTCCGAAGTCTAACTATTGTAGCCAATAATGATTTAAAGTGGTCAGCTTCGTCAATCTCGTAAGAATAACTTGAAGTTAAAGCAAATTCATCAAATATTATGTTGCTTACCTTTTCATAGTTTATTGATTTATAATTTTGCTCACGCATTACAGGTATAACATAGCCAAGTATCTGTGCTGATTTTATAAAGTCGCTTCTATTTAAGTTCCGTTCCTCATCTAAATATGCGTCATACTCATTTATATAATAAATGTTGCCTTTGTATTCTATGTGTATGTCATATTTATGTAGAGTTTTAACTATTAACTCTGTCCACCAATTAGCTTGATGAAGTGCCTTTAAATCGTCCTTGTATCGACATAATTTAACAAATTGAGTTCCCTTGTCGTAAAAATCTTGTAGTACTATGTCTCTTTGAGTAGCTGTGGACTTTCCTGTTGTTCTAGTTCCTAATGAAAAAAATATATCAAAATTATAATTCTTTTTCGCATTATCATAGCTGTAATAATTGAATTTTTTATTTTTTGATTTCTTAAATGCATTGAGTTCGTCTAACGCTTTTTTTAAATTTGCTTTTTTAATCATAATTATTTAACCTCTTGATTCCTAAATCTGCTATTTGTTCCGCCTGTATCATATCAGCCTGACTTATTAATCCTTTTTTATATTGATTTTCCAATGCGTCTAAAAAGCTGTAATATCCATTATCCAACACTTCCTTTATAGCTTCATACTTAGTTTCTTCCTCTAACTCTTTTGGAAAAATTAAATTTTCAACTTCGGCTGGGGATAATTTTGAATATTCCGAAAGCAATCTAATTAAATCATTATAATATTCTGCATTTTTTACGTTATGCTTTCCTGATATTCGCATAATCATTACTTTCTTTTTATCCTGCTGCATTTTTCTTAATTTTTCAGGTGGTTGATGCCAATAAGTGTATTGCTCCGATTGTTTGTTTTCTAGTGCTTTTCTTCTTCTTGCTACTGTTGACGCTCTTTTTTTCTTGCCTTTGTTAAAGTCTCTAACAGATTTAGTATATTCTTTCCATAACTTTGCTTCTGTTTCCCTCTCTGCCTTAGTTGATAGACCTGACTTTTTTTCTTCACGCCTTAACTTGTCCATTAACTGTCTATGTGCTTTTCTTTCCTGTTCGTCAATCTTAATCATAAGTTTACCTTTTTGCTTATAAAAAAGTTGCCCTGAACGTCTGTCGAACCATTCATTTGACCCTGTCTTTTTTAAATATCTAGTGCTTGTTGTTTGTGTGACATCTGGGTATAATTTGTTATTTTTCTTCATTTTTAAACTCCTTTCTATTCTATGTATAAGTCTTTGTTGCTATCAAGTGTAATTATAGTTTTTGTTGTGAATAAATCATAATCCTTGTTGTATAAATTACATATTAATTTTGCATATATTCCCCACGTTTTAGTGTTAAAATCCCTCATAGTAACGTCAACTGATTCAAGAACAACTCCACTAACTACTGATTCAGTGTAATCACCAATTTGTAAATCATAGCGTTCAAATTTATATGTGCTTGCTAATCTGTTTGCAATTTTTCGGTCAAATATAGTTCCATAATGATAGCAGCTTTCGACCATTTCATCGAATGACTTTCCGTAATAATCGTAAATTTTATTAAATAACATAGTAGCGTTTGGCAATCCTGAAATAGTAGCCTGTAGCAGTTCTTTTCCTTTTTCTTTCTTTGTAAATATATATGATTTTGTTCCTAATGAGGTAAAATTAGTCGCTGTGAACTCTAGTTCTAAAACTCCAAATCCTAAATATTTGTACTTTCCTAATGATTCAAGTTGTAATTTATTAAATTCATCAACCAACGACTGAACAAAAGCACTATATTTTACCTTGATACTATCAGTATCAATATAATATACATCTATTCCCTTTATTAAAAAAATGTATGCTATGTATAATATTGAAGCTCTAGCATATTGAGGCACATACAATCCATAAATATAAGATGTTTTATGTTGCTTGTTTAAATAATCGTTTTCAAAGTCACTTTGTTCTTCGATATATTCCCAACTTGTATTATCATAAGAGATTTTATCTCTTAATAGATGTTGTGCATTGTCTCCATATAGTGCGTTAAGGTCAGCTTTTACATTTTGATAAATTTGCTTTGCTGTTGTTTTTTGTGCGTATAAATCTTTTTCCGAGTTTACCATATTTCTAAAAAAGTCCTCCTGTATCTCTTCTTTGCTATACTGTTTATATTCTGTAGCGTTTTCAAGCAACGAATTATATACTTTATATTCAGCTTTTTTTCTTCCGTTATATTCAACGCTGTTTAGTTTAAATTCGTTAGTAGCCTTATATCTTGTCGCTATTTCTAAATATTCAACATCAACAAGTTTAAATTCATAAAATAAAGATAATGTTAAGTAATCTATGCAAGTAACGTACATTCTAATTTTTGGTTGAATTTCTAAAATTTTACCATTAATTATTTTACAATTGTACATATTTTTTAGCGGTTGGTTTAATTCCTCAATCTTGCTAGTGCCTATCGGTTGAAAATCAAACTTTGCCTTTATATCAGATATAATAATAATAGCGTTAAACATATTTCTAAAAGGCTTCGGACGTATGTAATTTAAATGCGTTGCTTTATACATGCATTGTTTTAATTTTTTAACTTTATCACCATCAAATTCTACAAATTGACTTGGAAAGATTCGTGTTAACATTTGAAAAGGATAGTCACTTGAAAAATCAAAACTACCTAAATTATGGTTAACCTGACCAATATATTTAGGATTTGAATATACTAACCCGCCTTGGAAAAGTTTTTCCCAAAAATCAAGTTGTTCCTTGCTTTTAGCATTTTCCAATTTGCATAAAAATTTATTTAATTTGGATAAATTACCCTTTTTCTTCTCACCGTGTTTATTAGTGTAATATTCTGATACATTAATATCGGGATTCTGCTCACAGTTAAAACGCATTATACCAGTCTTTGTATATGGAATGCTTTCCAAATTAGTGATGTAAGGATTCTTTTTAATTAAACTATAAACTGACTTTAACATGATTTCAACATCACGGAAGTTATAATTTATTTCTTCCTGTTCCATATGCGTTAAAGGTGTTCTTAATTTAGTATAGTTATAATCTAACTTAGGCAAATTTAACTCTTTACCTAAAGTTTTAATTGACTTATTTAACAGCAAATACGAACATCTAAACTGTAAGCTATGGCATTGATAATATAAGGGTTTATTTTTTTCCAAGAACATATATCCCTTATTATTTAACCTCGTATCAGATTTAAAAAAATCCAAATTGTTACAAAAAAAACTATATTCATAAGAAAGGTTATGAATATAAACAAGTCCTGTAAGTTCTCTATCTTCCATATATGCATTTAATTCATATAAATAATTATCTAGTTCCTCATAAGTTCTACCGAATTTAAGCTTTGTGTATTCCCCTGTAATACTGTCAATACAACTTACACAAAAAGAATACATAAATGAACATTTTTTAACTATATCATCTGATTCGATATGTTGCATATTGCTTTTTATGTACCATTCGTTATTATGTTGAATACATAAATTATTTGCTGAATCATATCCAATAGTACTTGTTTCAATATCCAATCCATAAATATATCTATAAAATGTTACATTCATATATTAGACCCCTTTCTTACTACTCCAATAGTATATCATAATAGAACAGGCACAACTACACAAAAATTACACCTTATATTTGTGCACAATGCCAATGTAGTATTTATATATTTGTATATACATTTTGCAACTATTCGTTAAAGTACATCGGTGCTTGGGGAAATTGACAGAGTGGTTTTGTCTTTCTGAGGGT